CAGTCGGGTCACTAAGGATACGGAAGTGGAACGCCTCATCGTGTAAACTTCTTTGAAGGATACAGGACTAACGTCCACCCCTTTCCATAGAAATCTCTTGGCGAACTCACAAGAACCATTATTAGATGTAATGGTCTTATGGGGCGATATAGAGACCCCTTGTAACGCCATCAGCTCCTCATAGACTTTCGCAGTTTGCTCATGAGCAATGATTACATCATCACCCAAAATTGCATACTGGGAAAACCATTCGGTTTCCGATAACCCCGCTTTCTTCGCACAGTATTGCACAAATGCGTGGTGCGTTAGGGAGAAGGCTGGCCAAGATGAGTAAGCCCCTAAGGGTTGACCCATCTGAAATATCACTGGAGGCAACGTTTTCGCGAAAGGTATCGTGAAAGGCTGCTCCAGTAGACATTGCCAAGCCAGGGAAATGTAAGGTCCAAATAAACCTTGAAGCAATACGCTTTGCAGGAATATCGGGAACCGATCGGTAGCAGACGTAAGATCAAAACTATACAGTTTCTTGATCTTAAGGTCTCGCAACGCGAACAGCGGTCGAAGTTGATGGAAGGTGCCATCATTCGGTATAGAGCGTAAAACGCTCATAAACCAAAGATGAAGAGGTCGGAGTAACGCCTGACGGACTGAGTCCAGCATAGCGAATACTCGGACCTTGCCCCCTCCTTCAAACTTCAACCCCAACGTACCCCATCTCCCCTTCACTGGTGTAGCCAGTTCGGCGATCAGCTCCAAGAAGCCTGAATCGTCAACCGGCTCAGTGTCATCAATTGGTAGGTGGTAAGTCCTGAACGGATACAAGTGAGAAGAGACATAATACAGATATCTCTCTCGCTTGTCCGCCAGGTCATCCGGAAGTTCCCGAAGGATCTCGGACCACCAATGATTGATGTCATGTCTGAACACGTTGACGGACGTCTGAAAGGGCGTCTTATTCGTATTCGGACCACCAGACCACGTCGGTCTCCAGTCAAACCCTAATGTGATCTCGGTCGGAACATTCCGAACCCGAGCCATCAAAAGGGCCGGGAAGTAGTATTGAATCCAA